CTTATAAATTTCCTTCATGTATGATTCTTCTTTTGTTTTGTTTTACGTAGTTTTCTGAAAAGAAATACTCTATTTTATGTCTTTCTAGCATGTGAGATTCAATAACGAAGTTAGTTCCTTTATACATTGTTTTCTTTGGCATCAATTGTTCAATAAATGTGCTGATTGAATTATCAAACCAGCTGTAGAATTCCATAAAAGCTTTAAAATTTAATTTGTTTTTTAAACGATTGAAATAAATGCTTCGCAATTTTTCTAAATCTGGATAATCAGAAGAAAATACTAATTCTGGATTTCCTAAATAATTTTCCATAGATTCAAATGTCGAAAACATATTAATAATATCTTTGTTTAAAGAATCAACTAACGAAAAATCTATTGAAAATCTGGCATCATCTTGTGGCGTCTCTGATCTTGTTATTTCGTAAACAGGAGACGGTCTTGCCCATTCATTTCTTGATATCAAATATTCATCATTATATCCTCTTACTCTTACTTTTTCGTTAGTAACAGCTTCATCAAAGTATGCAGATAAATGAGAATATCGAATGATTTCAGGCAACATGCAATTTTTATTAGCTGGAAATCCCGTCCCATTTAAGTTTATTCCGTTTTCACTAAAATCCAAAAATGTAATGTTACCGTTATTGTCAGCTGACTTTATTTCTTGCTTTACTAAAGATTCTAATCTTAATCTTTCGTAAGAACCTGATTCTGAAATCGAATAGTTGTAATTTACCAGCGGGTTGTCGACGCCTAATGATTGATAGTTTGTTAAATGAGATAACCATTCATTTTCACTTAACGCTTTTGACCAAAATTTTAGTCTTAAAGCGCGACCATCAAATGCAGTTTTTCTTGAAACAGATTCTGCAACTGAAAGATTGTTATTTAAAAAACGATAAGTTGAAGTAGAACCTTCAGGAATTGTTTGATTAGATCCTAGTGTAATAAACGCTCCAGAAACGTTGGTTTGATAAACTAAATCTAATTTCCTGAATACGTTACTATCTAATGGCGAACCAGATCCTGTTAATTCATAAAAATAAGATGAAGTTGTAGATGAATACAAAACCTCTCCTTCATTTTGAGTACCTACTCTTATAAAATAAGACGATGATGCTATAGAATCAATTGAGTCATTTCTCTCGCAACCGAAAGAAACGTTCCAAATATCACCATTAAACAAGCTGCCCGTTGGCAAATTTAAAGTCATGTCTAATAAAGGAGCATTATCATCATTTCCAGGGCGCAAAAACAGTCTAACCTTTGGATCATTTTCATCATAATATCCAATGAGATTTGCAACTAATCCTGGATTTTGTATTCCTGATCCCGTTACGCATAACCTTGCTAGGCTTTGAGTAAAAGATGATAATGAGATAGGTAGTTCATATTTGTAATTGCATTCGAAAGTCCATGAACCTGATGTTAGCAATCCGTCGTTGATAGAGTTTGATATTCCATGAGGATTATAAATGTGCTTTTGTACGAATGTTCCTTCTGGCTTGGGATATCCAGGTTGTAATCTAGATGATGACAAGAATTGAGACGTGACTAAAGAAGATGATGAAAAATTAATGATGGTCGTTAAATCAGATTTACTTTCTTTCGCATGAAGCAATTTTCTATATGTAGGTCCACCATATTCTCTAAATCTTACGCTAGAATCAGGTTCTATTCCGATTGATCTTAGAAATGCTTTTATACTTTGTTGCGTACCTTTAGAACGAATTATTGAAGGTAAATTTATTAATATTCTTCTTAAAATTTCATGTTGAACTGACCTTAATGATAAGCTTTCATTTCCTTTAATTAAAGGATCAATATTTTCTGCAAGAACATATTGATCAATTGTCGCCGATGTGAAAAGCGGAGGTAAAAAGAAGCCATAATGTTTTGCAATATCAAATAACATGTTATTTGGAATGCTCTTATTTAATTCATAATCTACTGTCTTTAAAGAGCTAAATGCATCTAAAAACAATTTAATTTCATCAAAAAACTTTGCCCATATGTAGAGCAAAGATAACATAATTTGAACGTTGTTTAATTTACCTTGCCCTGGTATTCCAGAGCCTCCGTATTGAGATCCATTATTGGCTTCAGCTGATGTCAATCCTTCATCAGCGGCGCCTTCGACAAGGTAGTGTCGAGGAATTAACTTGGTTATGATATTAGGATTTTCTAAATCGTATGCAGATGCGCTTGTCAATAATTCTAAATTTAAAGATACTACGTCTTGATATGCTGGAAATAACACCGGTGACATATCATTTCTTTCATAAATCAAGTTGCTAGAGCTATCATTTTTAACATTTTCTCTTAAATTTCCATTGAAATTTGAAACAAATGAATGCAAAGAATTTCCAGAACTATCAAGAATGATAGCATTAGTTACATCATTTAATATAGGAGAAAGAGGGGGTGGCGGTTCATTAAATTTATAGTATAATTTTAAATCAGGGGTACTGAATATAGACTTTTTTGAATATAAAGCTTGTTGGGATGTGGTTCGAAATGAATGAAATATTCTTAATTCATCCATCGTTCCGGAAAGAGTTTGCTGCGGAGTTACTAATTCTCCTGCGACGTAATATGATGAACCACTTCCGATCAACAAATCGTTATAATCTATGTTTAAATTTTGTATTTTTAAGCTATTTGAAGAAGTTAATAATAATTCATTGTTAAAGATTTTTAAATTATGAAATTTTGAATCTCTATCTAAAACAAAGCATAAATGGTTAAATGTACCTTTATCAATTATGCTAGATACAGACATGTTAGCGGAACCAGAAAAGACGTCAAATTGTGCTATGGCCTTGCTAGTGGACGCGGTATGATTTAACCTGATTGAAAACCCATGATTTTTATCAGGATTAATTTTTTGTAAAACAATTTGGGTTCCATCGGTTGCAATTTTAGGAATTTTTAATTGCAATTCTATACTTAACGAAGAACCATTTTTAGGATTTAGCGTTGAAATTTGAGGATCTGCGTTAGGGCTTAACGAAGAAAATAAAGCGCCTTGAATGTCTTTTACTGATATGTAAGTTCCTAGTGCGGGCAACGTTTCTGTTAATTGAGTTCCTGAGAAATGTAGCTGTCCTTTAAACTTTGGAAAGTTATCAAAAACCCATTTGTCAAACCCCGATAAGTTTGTAAAAAAGTTTTCTAATTCTTCTCTTGTTCCGTCGAAAGGATATCCATTGATAATTTGTTCAAAAGTTAAATTAACTTTTGCTTCCGCAGACATAAAAAAGGTGTGATTTTCAAACTTTGACCAGTCTACGTTTAATTGTTGGGTTGATTTTAATCCGCTGCCTTCAGGGTTATATGCAAAAGATTCTAAGTTTTTTGCATTTGAACCCGTTAAATCAGAATTAGATAAAGAAACCGATCGCACGTTAGTTAAAGATCGATCTTTTAAAAATGATGGAACGTATTGTGAATATTGATAATTCGACATTGTCAATTAACCTGAGTATCGCTTATCTTAAAAATGTTAGACGATGAATTGTAAATTTTACTAGTTTCACCTAATTTAAGCATTATATCGATGACATAACTTCTTTCTTTTGTAAGATTTGATGTATCAAGTATAAAGTACATTCCTGTTCCATCACTGCTTACTCTAGTAGAATTATATTTTTCGTCAAATGGGATTACGACTTCATTTGTAGTTACGTCTCTAATCTGATAATACGTTTTTGCAACTACTAAACCCTTTAACTCCACTGGACGTTTTACTAATTTTATCGATGGAGAAGTATATTCAAATATGTTGACTCTAACAGGAACTTTTTCGTTTGAGAGATGTAGCGAATTTATTCCAACGGCAGTAATAACATAATTGTTAAAACTTTGAAAGCTATCAGATCTTTGCGAGGGGGATACTTCAATTTGGCTACCAGTAAAGTAGGCTACTGAATTATCTAATGATGACCAAACAGGAGTAAATTTTAAAGAGCCTGAAGCTTTTAGTTCATTATATAAAGTTTGATTTGATGATTGAATTGTAAATGATGCAGAGTATATTCCAGTAGAATAATTTAATCCGTCAAAATGTTGTGATCCTGTAAAAATTAAAGAATAGTTTGCGTTCCCAGTAACTGGAGTTGTTAACTTTAGTAATAAACTATTTGATCCAGATATTTGTGTTAATGATGAGCCACTTAAAATGTTTGATGGTTCTCCTTTAGAAAAATTTCTTAAAAATATTGTAGATGGTTCATCTAATCTTAGGTTTAACGAATCATCTATTAATGAATCATTATACTTTACTATTATCCTTGGATGTTTTGATTCATCATATGCAGTTCTACTAGCAAATCTCTTTACAAAATATGAGAATTTATCATCTTCTAAGGTCGATTTTAAAGATAGCCTAAATCCGCTGTCAGGAAGCAATCCTGCGACTGTTGCTGAAACAATTTTTGTAACATCAATGATTAAGTCTTCTTCACCTGTTTTAAAATGTTGTGTAGCTTCTAAACTAGAACCTCCTAAATTAGCAGATGAAGTGATATAATCGCATATTGTTTCTGCACCACCACCCATACCAGATCCTGATAATTCCCATGAAACATTTATGGAAGCAGAAGAAAAATTGCATACATCATAATCAGAATAATAAACGACATCTCTGCCTGAGCCTTCATCAAAAGATTTTGATAATGGGTATAAAGAAATATCAAAATTTGATGGTGTAGTCTGACCTCCATAAACGTCAAAAAGTTTGACAGAACAATTAAAAGATCTATGATTGATATTAATCGAACTTGAATATATCAAGTCTTTTAAAGGTTGTAGATCAAAATGAATCAATAATCTGCTTAATTCTAGATTTGGCAAAGAAGCATCATTGTTTGCAAAAGTAACACCATAAAGTTTAAATAAATCTAGAGTACCAGCTGACCCAACATTTGAACCTGTTCTAAATGAACCAGAGCCTGCTATTTTTATAAACCGGTTTGTCAAATAAGCATCTTTGTCTGCTTTTAAAATTTTATACATGTTACAAAGATGCCCTTCCTATGATGTTTATATCTGGGTATTTGAATTCAAACATTCCTCCTGGAGGTGGGTATATAATATTTTTTACAGTATTAGTCTTTATATCATGCGAATAATTGCTGTATGTCAAATTGTTAATATTCCCAGCTAAATTGTTAAACCGTATGTTTGTAACAGATATAACACCAATCGTATTATAAATTAAATTTTGTATATCTGCTATGACAATTGGGTGATCTATAGAAAAATTCTTTGTTTGAAGCTGGAATATTAAATTCGACAAGACATTTTGAATAACGATTTGTCCGTTTAATGATGGGTCGATCACAATATCAAAATTTAATTCTAAATTGACTATTGGGACATCTAATATTTCTATAGCATCAGTTATCATTCTATAAGGCGTTAAATATTTCCTAAGATTTTCTTTTAAAGTATCTGATGCATGAATTAGCTTTGAGTTTTTATCCCTACAAATTACATGAAGTTGTGTTACTATTGGATTGTTCGGATTTGAACGAACGGCTGCCCTAAATACCCTTCCAAAGTTTGATGGCAATGAATACACTCTTGCCAACAAATCTTCTCTAGTAACAATTCTTTCTTGCGAATTTCTTGCGCTTGGTATTAATGATCTTAAATCATCTATAGTCGGTGCATCTTCTCCACCTGTTGCTTGTTCTCTATTTGTTACGCCTAGACTGCTTCTTACGGAAGATATTACATCTAACGAAGGATTTAAAGGAAAAGCTATAGATAAAGTTTGAACAGAATTAATCGTATTTGGTGCCGCATTATGAGAAAGTCCGCCACCATAACGATAGGTAACTGACAGTGTAGAATTAGCAGAATAAACTCCTAAAGTTCTAGTATTTAAAAGCTTAAGTGGATTAATTGACGTTCTAGAAAATGTTTTAGAATACGGTAATGATATAGCAAAATCAGAAGGATCTGGTACGACGTCATCTTCTATGCTGCTGTCTTCCCCTCCGCCTAAAATTAAGGATACATTTCTGCTTGATAAATTTGTTGAAGTTATAAACCTATATGGAGCAGGAATTACTTTTAATGCGTTAGATATTTCTTCTGAATCTTTTGATAAATTTAAAACATTACGATAAACAACATCATCTGTTAAAGAACTTACTTCGTAATAAACATTTCCTTCGCTATCATATGCGTTGATAATATCCGTCACATTTGTTTCAGATAATGTTATTGCGCGGAAAGGAATAAATCCTGATAATGAAAAAGACTCCGTGGTTTCTTTTCCAGAAATACATAGGCCTGTTGCTGCCATTAAGAAAGTTATTGGAGTTCCATTTCCGGAAATCTTTCCAACCTTTATTTCAGCAACGTACTTTCCATCTGCTCTCTTTTTACAAAAATCTACATCAGATAAAAGAGTAAAAGAAACTCCATCCGTCGATAAAAATGTTGTATTAGCTTTGACTATTGGTAAAGCAGATTTTAAAGGTACTATAGCAGAATTAGCGTCGACGACTGAAGGTACTTCGATAAAAACCGTGACCTCAGCGGTGGCTGGAGATGAACCTACTATTTTTACTCCTGAAGTTCTAATTAATCTTTCAATATTTGTTGTCTCGACTGCAGTTTCAGAGCTTAACTCGTTGTATTGATGATCAAGATAAAACGACATTATGTCGCCGGTATAAGCCGCTAAATCTAAAAACACACCGCCTAAAGAAGTTTCTGAAAAATCTTGAATTCTATTAGGATAATATAAACGAGCATAATTTAGCAATTGAGATCGAATAGAGTCAAAATCCTTTGCAAGATAGCTTCGAGTTCTAAATTGTGTGAGATTATTTGTTGCCATTTTTTACTCTTTTTATTAAAATTTCATATTACATACAAAGATATTTGCAAAGCTTTATTTTCTATATTTAGCTGAGGAACGTTATATGTTATCATTATTTTTACAATTCCTAAATTTTTATTGTTTTCATCATCAATATTAGAAATAAAATCATTTAGCGTAATAAATGGCATCCACGTCGTTACAGCATTTCTAATTCTAGATATAACTTCATTATCAAATTCTTCATTTGATGAAATTTCAGTAGTTAATTCTTTCAGGTTTGCTCCAAAATAATAAAAACCAACTCTTTCTCCCCAATTTGTTAAAAGAAGATTTTTCAAGTTATCATGAACTTGATCTTCTATTTTATAATGCATTACAAATAAATTTTTATCATCTAATTGTAATGGAGTTTTTATCCCTATAGGTAAAGGTGTAGCTTTCACTATTTCTTTAGAAATTTGTGTGTTAGTTTTACCTGAACTTGTAAAGCTATATGTACCCATGGCTTACGACGTTAAATATTGATTTGTCGTTAAATCGTTGCCAATTTAAATGAATACTTCTTCTGGCCCTTTTCCAAAATTTTTATTAACT